CTGGGCCCACGCGTACACCTGGTAGTTACAGGTGGTCGGCGCGTTCGTGTTGGCAACGCGCAACGGATTCATGTCGTAAATACGAATGTGTCCGCAGCTTTCCTTCTCCTGTACGACGGGACTGTTAATCCCGTTTAGGCTAAAGAAATTGTTGTGCCACACGAAAGGCAGCGTCATCTCCACAACTTGGTTGGTAGAAGGGTTCAGAAACGCATGTGGGTATGTCGAGAAGTGCTGGAACGTAGCCTCGACGCGTCCTGATGCCGATGTATTATACCATTGCTGTGCCGCTTGCGCGGTTTGGTTTGGTCGCTGGCGCACGTCTGCAGTGGCAAACGAGTCTCCAGCGCCGTAGGGGACGTACACCACGAGCAGGCGTCCGTACTGAAATGGGGAGCCGTTGAGCATGAAGCGCAGCTTGAGGTCGAAGCTGGCATACGCGTAGTTCTCGAGCTTTGCTCGGACCCTACTGTCATACTGCCACAGCGTCCACGGATCGAAGTGTTGCTGGTAAACTGATGTGGTGTAGCCAGCGCTCCAGACGTCGTCGAAGATGCGCACAGGCCGCGAGAGAAAATCGCCCAGTGGGACGTTATCCTCGTAGCCGTCGTTGTACGTCTCGTCGCGCTCTGCGTCCAGGTCTAGACCGTAGATGTCGGCCTTATCCTTGAAGGTTGCAGTTTGCTCCGTCTGATGCGGTGGACTTGAAGTGGTGATGGATGCCTGTGGGATATCCTTCGCCTCTGTCAGGGTAGTTTGGGAAATGTGGGCTCCCCCTCCTTCCCCCGTGGAGTTTTGCCCTTGATTTTGGTTGTTGTCGGCGAGTCGGTGTTTACCAAGCAGCTTGACTCAATGCTGCCTGGGTTTGGCTCCGGGTTGATCACAGCTTAAATCATCCCTAAATAGGGTTTAGGACGGGGCCCAGCTGTTACGTCGTGGCCGCTTCGCCTCCCGGTTTGGAGTCCGGTGTCGGGGAGCGTGATCAGCCTCAACGTCGCGGTTTGGTTTTAGGGACATACGCGAGTAGCCCTCGATTGTGTCTGCGATTCGTTGGATATCCTCGTCAGACGCGTCCCTGGATAGCCTCCACTTGTCCATCAGCACCATGATGAGACCATCGGCGAGCTCGTACGGAATCTTGACCACCACCCTGCGCTTCTTGCGGCCGAAGCCACGCAGGATGGAGTCTGTGACGCCGTACGGATACCCGGCCTGGTCAAACATGGTCCTTATGAACTCAGTGGGGTGCTCATTCAAGAGCATCTCAGAGACGTAGAGTTTGCCGAAGTTCACGTCGTCGATGGCAGCCACCTTTCCCGTTCTTTTAGCCCCTTCAATGGGGTTTGTCGGGGGGGGGCCTTTCCAGGCCATCGCGACGGCAGCCGCAAATGCGGCTCCGCCGACGATCTGCTTCCATGTCCACCCGGGAGGGTTGGTTTCACCACCCAGAGGAATGACCTCCAGGGGCGCCAGCTCCTCCTGATCGGGCAGCCACGGCGTGAATCCGTAGTTGCGCTGCCGGTCAATCAGCACACCATACTCAGGAGCAGGTATGTCTGGAAAAATCGGCTTGAGAGCGTCAGCTGCAAGCGCGTAGTGCTCGGGTCCGTACTGGGCGAACTCGATCCACGCGCTGTCTAGCGCCGCCCTCTGCTGCGCGCTCGGGGTGAGCATCTTGGACTTCAGACGGATGGTGAGGCTCTTGAGGATGCTGGGGCGTTCCAGCGGTGCCTTCCAGAGCTTTTCCCTGTCGTCGTAGACCCAGGTGCGTTTGCCGATGGTTGCGTTGCCGATAACCTCACTGCGGTACGAGCGGTCCCCCTTGTCCGCCGGGGTGTAAGTCACACCGATGGATTCAAAGTACTGCTGCACCGTCTCGAAGTTGAACCACTCCACAGCCTCTTCCGAGACGCTATACGTGTTGTCATCTCCCAGTGCGTAAAAACACACGTTTTTGGAAAACGACATCAACGCGAGCGCCGGGTCGGTCCTGGCGGTGAAATTCATGCTCCGCCTCCACGTTTCCACCCACGCCATGCGGATGTACAGGCTGTTCACGATGTTGTTGACGAGGAACGTCACAAGCACACCAGAGCTGAGAGACCCTGGGTACTGTAGAAGCTCCTTGTCCATGAGCAGCATGGGGCTGGCAATTTCCGAGGCAATGCCCCTCATGACAGCCTCCTGACCGTCGACCATCTGCGAAAACCTTTTGGTGATGCGGATGATGACAGAGAAGGCTGCCATGATGAGCACAGACGGGATCTTCTTGTCAAACTTCGAGAAGTCGCCGTTAATCACCCGAGGGTGCTGCGACAACCGCTCCATGACGGCTCCCCACTGTGGTGAGAAGCAGTTGATTCCGCCTACAGTCTCGGTGTCCAGGTAGTTCTCCGTGAAGAGCGACATGAACATGCCGTAGTACATTTTGGTGACGATCATGAAGTCCATCGGGCCTATGGTGAAAAGCCTGATCGACCTAGTGTCAACCTTCTTGCGCGGGCGTGGTTCGTCCTTGAGACACGTCTTGTACACGACTCCCCATCTCTCGTCTTGTGACAAGGTCTTGATCATCTCGTCGACTCGAGTCTGCATCTCAGCAGTGAGGGCGTGTCCGTGCGGGGCCTGATCCGAAGGAGCGTCCACTAGGTAGTGGTGCTTCTTGCGGCC